AATTTCATCAAGTGTCTTCATAGTACCATCTTTAGCTTTCATATAAAAATTTTGATTAAAATTCTTTGGATGCATTGGATTATTTTCATTATATTTTCTGAACGCAGCTGCCCTTTGTTCAGGTGTTTTACCATTCACTGTCCAGCCTAAATGATCTGTCAACCAGTCTGGTAACATATTTATGAGAGTACTCTTTACAAGTCCACTAAAATCTTTTAAAGCTTGCCAAACTTTTGCTACACCTAATTCAACATTGTCAAACCATGCTGGCATAGTAAATGTACCACCCAAGATAGTAGCACCTTCTCCTTCTCCATCGTATATCCACTTACCAATACTTTTAATAAATTCCCATATCTTGCCTGTAGCTTCAGTCCATGCAGCACCTATTGAAAAATTACCAGGTTCCCATGATATAAATCCACCAAAGATTTCTGTTTTTGTAGAGCCATGTGGCCCAGCTGCTGCGCCAAGTTGTCCAGGTCTATAAAACCATTCACCAAGTCTTCTTATATTATACATTATAAAGGCTGTTGCCTTATTCCATCCATCACTAATAACTGTACCTGCCCCTTTTAATCCTGCAGTAATCTTCTCACCACCAAAAAATCCGGTAATAGCACCAATAGCCATTCCAATTAAACCACCAATGATTGCACCAGGGATAGCACCAACACCAAAGAATGCTGTTCCTATCGCAGCACCAATTATAGCACCAAGACCACCGAGTTTAAAGCTTTGCTTGATTGCATTCCACATACCCGAACCATGGCCGCCAAGGGCTGTACCTATTGCACCGGCTAATCCATCTTCTTTCCAACCAGTAATAAAATCTTTAATAGCCCCAACCGCAAGTGCAACAACAGCTGCGCCAAGTAAAGCTGGTAATGCTCTTAGCGCTAACAACCAAATACCACTTCCTCCTTTCTTAATGTTAGAGATATTTGTTATCCCGCCAAAACCTTTTCCTGCTTTTTCAACTATGTTATTCTTACCTTCACGTAATCTTTCAGCAAGACTACGTTTATCATCCCTTCTATTTTTCCTTCCTTCTTTATCTCTTTTATCAGTAGCTTTTTGAGAGTCACCTAATATTTTCTCAGTATGTATATCATGAGTAAAAAGTGAACCTTTTGAAGTACCTTGACTGGCTAATGATTGAACTGCCTTTTTAATAGATATTGAATTAAAAACTAATGCATCAGAATTTACTTTTGATAAACTTGTCCATTTAACAATCTCTAATAGTTCGCTCTTATCCTGAGTTGCCTTTTTAATAGATATTGAATTAAAAACTAATGCATCAGAATTTACTTTAATTAAACCAAGCTTTTCATTTAAATCTGAAAGACCAACACGTTTATCTTTTCGATCGACACCAGCTAATTTTTTCTTTAAGTTTGCTTCTTTATTTGAACGTCTAGCTCTTTTACCACTAGCAGTAAATTTTTCAGAAGCTATTGCACCAGTTATACTACCCTTTACTCTTCGTCTAAAGTCTTCAGCAGCATCAATAAATGCTGGGCCGCCTTCTTCTTGTCCAGCACCACCAGCATTTATACTTAATTGCTGGTCTCTAAACTCTTGTTCACGAAGTTGGTCGCGGACACTAGTCTGATTCAGTTTTTTTAACTGCTGCGCAATATCTGCTAATAATGTTATTTCGTCTTTTTTAGCCATTTTATTTATTTTGTTTTGCTATCCTTTCGTTTTCTTCTTTAACGTGCTGCTCTACAAGGGTAATATATATCTCCCTTTCCCATGGCAACATATCATCTAATTCTGTCAAACTAAAACTATGTGCGTGTATTAATGCAAAGTTAACTTTAAAATAATTTGTTATACTACTATGAGAAAGGGCTATTGAAAAAAATCGCTTAATCCATTTAACTCAATTTTATTTTCTTTATTACACGCCTTACAATTAAATTTCGCACTATAATTTAATTGCGGAGCTTTACTAATTACATTTACTATATCAGTAAATTGATCAGTGTTTAAACTCTCAACAAATACTACTAATTCTTTCATTGTAGAATCTTTAGCAGCAAATATTTCTTCACCACTATAAATTGTTTCAATAGATTTTGCAATCATATTAATAATAGTATCTGTTCCAGTCACTCTTTCTTTTTCTGTCAATCTGTCATTCACTGTAGTCCATTTTAAATCAAGAGATATATCATCTGTTAATTTAATATGTTTATCAGGTGCATCTTCAAGGTTTTTAACTTTAACCTCTTCTAAATTAATCCTGTGCTCAGTAGATTCTTCACAATCATCGTTAACACAATTAAAATTTATCTTAACACCTTCACCTACAGACTTACTTCGTAGGGTTATGAATATCATTTCGATATCAAAATTTGTTAACGTTTTCATATTAATAGGCGATTCTACACACGCCTTAATAATATCACTTACTGCTTTTTCAATAGCAGCATCACTTTCAGATTCCATTGCTATTAACAATATCTTCTCTTCTTTAACCACGTATGGTCTGTATGTAATACTTTCGCCTGTTGAGGGCACAATCATATCATACTTTGGTGTTACTAGTTTAGGTAACATATCAATCTCACTCCATTATTATAAAATTATTTTATCTTAAAGCCCGCCAGCTATTGGTTGTCTAACTAGACCTGGTGTTTTAATGACATCTTGCGCTTTAGCTGGTGGTGTAGTTGGTCCGTCTTTATTTCTTTTCTTATCTTCTTTTAATTTGTTTAACATTCCATCATCTGTAACAGTTAATTGAATATTTACATCTACATCAAAATTATTTATTCTTCTAAAATTATCATATTCCCAAGTTACAGATACTTCCGTTAAACCGTCAGATTCATTAGCTAATTCAACTGCTCCGACTTGTATAGGATATGCATTCTCTAATATAAGTGTATAACCAGGAATTATATGATTAGAGTTAGATAACTGTTGTATAGTCACATCAGTACAATATTCATCTTTATACATTGTTTTATAATGTTCACCTGATGTATCTATGATCATTTCTTGCCATAAATCAAAATACTTTTTAATATAATAATCATTTGTTAGTAAGAATGTCATAGTTACTTCATCTGCCACAGCTGAATAAGGCTTTTTAGATAAGTTATGATTATGTGCAGCTTCTGTTGTTGATATTCTCTTACCAGGTAATGTAACGCCTTTACATAATAAAAACATATCTCTTGGGTCATTAATAAAATCTCCAATATGTACACCATCACCAGATATCATATTATTTAAAAATGTAGCTGGATCAAATCTTAATAAACTATTTATTCCTTTTGATGGATGAGAAATATATACAGCAAATCTATTACCGCGTGCTAAACCACCACGACGATTAATCGTTGACTTAATTGAATCTATACTTACTGGTAATCCCATTAATATTGTGTCCTTGAGTCTGCCCAAACTTTACCTATACTAGCTTTCTTAAATGCGGCAGTTTGTAAAAATATTGCTATGTTCCATTCTGCTGCATTTACCTTCATAATCTTAGAGTTTACATTCGATGTTAAGTAATGTTTGAAACATGGTTTAAAGTATTTATAATTCTTTGTGGCTTTTAATAAGTTATATGTAATCCTAAATCTAGTTGTTTTATTATACTTTTGGTTAGATGCAGTATCGTTTAATTTGTCTAAGAAGATTGCACGAACTTTAGGTGGTAAGTAATGTAAATTAATACCATAAAAACCATCTTTTGCAGGGCCTACAACAATTGTTAATGGAAATGTATCATAATAAGGCAAAGTCTTCTTAAGCTTTGGATCATATGTGTACATAACCATATCGCCGGGATGAGCACCAGCCTGTGCTTTAAGTCTATCATCTTTAAGTACAGACTTACCTAATGGACCAAGTGCCGTTACTTTCTTTTGAAACCATGTGTTAGCTTCTTTTGTACGTGCGGTTATTCCTTTACGAAATGCTTCTGATTCTAACTTATCGAATAAACTGGCCATACTTATATTTATACTCTTTTCTTAAGAGACTTCCATATTCTTCGCCCGGTCTTTGTTTTAGATGCTTTGAACCCCATTGTCATCGTACGTATACCCATAGCTTCTAGTTCTTTCTCAGTCCATATTTGAAACTCATAACCCCTGTCATCTGCATACCTCTTAGCATACTTCCACTTAGATGTATTCTTCATATAGGTTAATGCTTCATTTAGTTTTTTTCTTTTGGGTGGCACGGTTTGTGCTGACGGTTTTATCTCGACAATAAGGGTACGACCTGTATCTGTTCGTATAGTAAGATCCACAAAGTATCTATGGGCCTTACGATCTGTCGAGCATATATAAGGTATAACAGTTTCTTCAGACTGCCACCACTTAACCCATGACGCTTTGTCTAAATATCTAAATGCATTCCTCTCCCACAGAGATCTATAATGTATCATATCAATGTTACCATTATATTTCTCAGGATGCTTCGGCTTCCATTTACCAGAATATGTCTTTTTCATGTAAGTATTTATAAAGAAACGTATAAATAAGTAATATACAAACCAAGGAACAACCATGAGCACACATGACGATCACTTAAGGCAAGAACAAGGTTCATCAGTTAGATGGAATAATAGTAGTCAGTTCCAACATTGGAAATATCCATTAACAGTTGGTAATGATACTGGTGTAGATGATATAAATTATAATACTCACGAATCTAGTGAATATGCAAAACATCGGATGAGTGCTATTGACGGATCAACGCAAGAACCATTTATAATGTTCGAAATGATGACAATAAATCAAAAGATATTAGATATTAAGAATACTAAAATGGAAGATTCTATCAAATCATGGGTGAGTAATGACTCAGTAGTTCCACAGGAAACATTAGATTCAGAAGAGATTGTTGATAGAGCTCAAGGTTTATTTTCAGTGGAAAAATGGGGCAAAGTAGGAACTGATATTAAAGAGTGGATATTAGAATCAGTAACACCGGCTCCAAGAGAATACACTGGTTCAATAGCATTATATATGCCTACTGATATTCAAATAAATGATTCAATGATTTATAATGAAGATACTAGAAAATTAGGAGCAAATCTTGCTGGTATGTTAGAAGGGAATGCTGACTTGCTGAATCTATCAGTTATAACTGATCCTGCAGTTCTTGCTTTAACTGGTGCTGCTGCAGGTATGATTCCTGGGGTTCCACAAGCTGCTCTGACTTTACTTGGTGGTGCAGTAGGTGTAGTTGCTCAAACAGAAGTTCAAAGACATAGTGGCCAAGTCATGAATCCAAATGAACTTGTAAAATATCAACAAACTGCATTAAGAACATTTACATTTAACTGGACATTTTTACCAGATAGTGAAGATGAATCAAAACAAGCTGCAGGCATTATTAAATTTTTTAGAAAATCTGCTCATGCTAAAAAACAAAATGCAACATTAGTAACCGTACCTGATCATGTTATTACATCATTTCATGGTGCTGGAGGAAAAGATGTAGAAATGATTCAATTACCTCCTTGCTTTATTGAATCTGTTAATGTTACATATAATCCAAATAATACTTCATTCTTTAAAAGAAATAATGCACCAGTTGAAATTGGATTAAGTGTAGGACTTAAAGAAATTGTTCCAATATATGCAGCAGACATAGATAGGGGATTATAATATGTACTTTAAATCAATAGTAGATGTAGCAATAGATGTAGATGGATCTGGTAACTTAGATCGATTAAAAAATCTAACGGCAAAAGCAAAGATTTCAGATGCTCTTATTAATAATGCTGGATATTATCAGACTATTGA